CTCGTGATGTCGGGAACTTCACCGACAGCGGACGGGACACGGCCGTAAGGATACGGCCGTGAATCGGGTACGCACGCAGACAGATGAGCGAGCCAGGTCGCATAGAGTCGTTGACCATCTGTAACGCGCCACGAGAAGTCCGACGGGCGTCGGACGCCAAAGCCACCAAGTGAACGCGCAATAAAGAGATTGCGACCTTGGGCCTCGGCTGAAATTTTGTCCTTGTGCTCGTGCAAGTAGAGAGCAAGCAGATCGCCCTGCTGGCCAGGCAGTGCGCCGGAGATAACTGCGTTCATAACAGAAATCTTCGGTATACGCTCATCAATATCAACGGAACCAAGACGTTCGTTGATACGATCAGAACCCATGACCTTGTTCTGACCAAAGAATAGACCGGTACTGAGATATGGTATCTCGGTAGCCAGACCATTCTTATCGACCTGAAAGCAAGTCGAATTGATGTTGGCGTAGCAATCAGCTGCATACTCCTTACCGACGGACGGAGGAAGACCGATGCGGATCCCCTCATCATGGTGACGTTGGACCTGTGCAAGCGTACGCTTGTCCACAAAGTCATCGCCATTGACGCGCATTCGGTGCGTCAACTCCTTAAAATCTGAAAGAGTTTTCGGAAACTCGGCGTCGACACTCGAAAGACCGAGCGCCGCGTTCGCGATACACAATATCGGGAAAGATAATATAGAGCCCATGAGCTGACCATTTTGTTGTTTCACGTCAGAGACTTGACCGAAGTACCGAACGATACCTCGAGGACCCTTCTGATCAACCGAGAAGAGAACAACAACCTTATCTAAAGCATCGACAGCCGCGTACTTGATCTCCGGTTCAAGTGCGTCGGATATCGAGCGATAAGATAGACCTAGTGACAGGCTGAACTTAGCAAGCCAGGACACGAACTCACGTTCGTCTCTGCAGCCCTTACAGACTTCTACGCGAGGGTAGGAAACTGTATGAGGTGCGAGTACAGAAGAATAGATAAGCGCAAGATCATCAGGCAAGCCCTCGAGGATACCATCAAGTATCTTCTTGGACAAGCGAGCCGAAATGCGATCAGTCGATTCCTTGTAGTCCGCCGAATAGATGATCTCATCATCGGCAAGTCCACCACCAGTAACGTCCATAATGTCAAGCGCGGAGACGGGACGTCCGATCAAAGAGAACACCGGTAGCTGTCGGAGTTCGTCATGGAGCAGCTTTTGAAGCGGCTTCGAGACGTAATAAGGGGCGGCGGGGCCTTTCGTTATTACTCTTATTTTGAGCGGCTCGAGCACAGCCTGCACCTTGGCGTCCAAACGTCCATCGTGATACAGGTGCGCGTCGAGTACTTGGGCAAGCGCGTGCGGAAACGCCTGCTGTCGCCAGGTATGATATCGATCGATATCATGATATTGAGCCTCTAGGGCGCTCGTCGGGTGCTCGACCGTCATCTTAAGCTCTGCAACACGTCCACGAAAGGTGGGTGCTCGCAGCGAGACTTGAAGGGGGATCGTAGCCAGAGGCAGATATCGAAGATGCGACATGTGCTCACCGACTTTCAGGCTAGGAGTCGTCGCGGTGGACGCCTCGGAGCGTTCGGTACCGAAAATATCAGTAGCGACCATCGCCCGAAAGCGATGCTGAAACGAGCTTAATTCGTCGGCGGTATATTTGGTGAATATATCGTCGATGAGCTCGAAACGCTGTCCGCCAAGCAACCGCGTCGCGCCAAAAGAGGCCGACGAAGATGGTTGGTGCATGGGTGCGTAGAAACGCGACGGGTAGTCGCTAAGTTTCTTACGCAATGTATGGTTCAAATGTTTGATCAAGGGATCGACATACGCATACATCCTAGTGAGTAGGCCCACGTTGTCGCCATTAGACTCGTTGAAAAGTGGGTCAACGATCTTCATGTTATACGAATGCTCAACGTATGACGACAAGACAACATCATCACTCAAAGGCAAAGCGGCGCGCTTGGCCTGGAGGAATGAGTACCAGAGGTGAGTGTTTCTCTTATTGACCGCAATAAGGCGTGGTTTTGCCCAACGGCGAAACAGACCCTTTAAAGGGAAACCCTCACAAGACGGCTCAGCATTACGAAGATATCGCGCCATAAACACAGCGAGATAAGACTTCGACCGTCTTAAAAACAATTTTTCGTCTTCTGTCTCAAGAAAGTCAAGCACTTGAGAGACGAGGGACTGCGCAACCGCAACGGAGGCGCCGTGATGTCTAATAACGAGTATTAGCCCACGGAGCAGTCCGATGCAGCGAGCCACTGCCGGCGACAGAGAGTCCCGGCAGCCGGGTCGAGCCTTCTCGACCAACTGGCACGTTTGCGCGATGACGCCAACAGAGGCGTCGTCAAACCAAT